ACAGCCAGAACAGCCAGAACAGCCAGAACAGCCAGAACAGCCAGAACAGCCAGAACAGCCAGAACAGCCAGAACAGCCAGAACAGCCAGAACAGCCAGAACAGCCAGAACAGCCAGAACAGCCAGAACAGCCAGAAGTTAAAGCAGAGAAGAAGGCGAAAAAGTAATGATCGATCTTGATGTGGTGAAACAGCACTGCCGCATTGATACCGACTTTGCCGGCGATGATGCCCTGCTGAATTTATATACCGGAGCGGCGGCGCGGTACGTCCAGACATGGACCAGGCGAACGCTCTATGAAAATCAAAGCTCTCCTGGCTACGCAGACGACCCGGACCCGATTCTACTGAATGATGATGTTAAAGCGGCCATGTTACTGCTGATAGGTCACTGGTATGCCAACAGAGAATCCGTGGCCGTCGGTCAGACCGTTGCAGAGGTTCCGTTTGCAGTTCAGGCCTTGCTGCAGCCATACCGAATTTACGGGGTGTAAAAATGGCATGTTCCGGGTGCGCCGCCCGTCGAGAGTGGCTTAAAAAGTGGATGAAAATCGCCTATGAACGAGCAACAGGTAAAAAATCTGCTGGCAGCAATGACCGCGCAGACCAACGCAATGAACCGCCTGGCGGAGTCAAATGAAGCCCTGGTCGCTTTACTCTATCAATCCCTCGCTGATGACATCGAAACGACAACGTTAGATTCCCCGGTGCCGACCTACCTAAGCGGAAAGCCCAGGGGGTAGCGATGCAGGCTGGAAAGCTCAATAAACGAATCACGCTTCAGAAGCCTGTTAAAACCCAGAGCCCTGTTACCGGTGCAGTAGTTAGTGGATGGGCTGATGTGGCTGAGCTTTGGGCTAACGTTGCCGATTTGTCAGCCCGTGACTTTGTTGCCGCGCAAGCGGGGCAGAGCGAGGTAACAACGCGGATCACTATCCGCTGGCGTGATGATGTCACGGATAAGCATCGCATTCTTTACCGTGGGCGTGTTTACGACATTCAGGGTGTACTGGAAGATGATAAAAGCGGACGGGAATATCTGACGCTACCCTGCTCGCGAGGTGTTAACGATGGCTGATGGCATTGATTTTAGTATAACCGGGGTCGATTCACTTCTGGGGAAGCTGGACAGTATCAGCGATGATCTGCGCCGCCGTGGTGGTCGGGCAGCACTTCGTAAGGCGGCAAATGTGATTGTCGACAGAGCGAAAACGAATGCTTCCAGGATTGATGACCCATTAACCGGACGCAGCATTACTGCCAACGTGGCGATGCGATGGAACGGTCGCCTCTTCAAAAAAACCGGTAATCTGGGATTTCGGATTGGGGTTCTTCATGGTGCGGTCCTCAAAAAACATCCTGACCTTGGTGAGAATGCGCCGACACCACACTGGCGACTAATTGAGTTCGGTACCGAAAATGTGCGAGCGCAGCCGTTTATGCGCCCGGCGGCAGAAAGCAGTGTTAGTGAGGTGATAAACGTTTTCGCCTCTGAATACGAAAATTCTATTGACCGCGCCATCAGGCGCGCAGCGAAAAAAGGAATGCTTCCGTGATTGCGCCGATCTTTATCGTCTGCGCCGCAAGCCCTTCGGTGGTTGCACTGCTGGGCGGTGACACACTGCGCCTGTATCCGTTCGGCCAGCAGGACGACAACGTGGTCTATCCCTATGTGGTCTGGCAGAACATCACCGGTTCTCCGGAGAACTACCTTGCCCAGCGCCCTGACGCAGACTTTTTCACGCTGCAGGTGGATGCATATGCCGACACAGTGGATGAAGTGATTGCCGTGGCTACTGCGCTGCGGGATGCCATTGAGCCGCACGCGCATATCACGCGCTGGGGCGGACAGGAAAGAGACCCCGAAACAAAACGCTATCGCTATTCGTTCGATGTGGACTGGATAGTCAATCGATAAGAACCTTCCCAACCGGCCTTGAGCCGGTTTTTTTATAACCGGAGATAACAATGTCTGTATTGACGCAAGGTACGCAGCTCTTTGTGCTCGTAAAAGGCGCGGTGAGCGAAGTTGAATGTATCACTGCATTTTCACCCGGCAGCAATCCGGCTGACCAGATTGAAGACACCTGTCTTTCTGAACGCTTTGATCGCAGCTATAAGCGTGGTCTTCGAACGCCTGGCACAGCATCACTGACGCTTAACGCTGATCCTAAAAATACCAGCCACATCATGCTCTACAACCTGTCCATTTCGGACGACGAAGAGGATCAGGACCTGACGTTCGCGATTGGATGGTCAGACGGAAACGCATCGCCAACTGCTGCTGAAGATGGTGCATCCGGTGCAGTCGATGGCCTGGTGCTACCTGACAGCCGCACATGGTTCGTATTCAAAGGCTATGTGTCCGACTTCCCGTTTGATTTTGCAGCAAACACGGTTGTTTCTACTTCTGCATCTGTCCAGCGCTCCGGCTCTGCTGTATGGGTGCCAAAAGTCGTGACCCCATAAAATCAGGGCGGCAACGCCCTTATTAATCAGGATTAATAATGAAATTAACACTTGATGCACTCAAGGAGTCCGGCGCGTTTACCGGTCGCCCGGTTGAGAAAGAAATCACCTGGACTCAGGGCGATAAAAAAATCACCGCGACCGTGTATGTTCGCCCGATGGGTTATCACACAGCAACGTCCGATGTGCTGGCTTTTGGGGGTAAGGTCGATGGTGTGGCAGGGCGTATCGCCGCATCCATCTGCGATGAACAGGGTAAACCCATCTTCACCCCGGCTGACATTACTGGTGAGGCCGATCCTGAACGTGGTGCACTGGATGGCGGCCTGACGGTTGCGCTACTGTTGGCTATTCAGGAAGTTAACGATCTGGGAAAGACTTCGAGCTCAGCGCCGAAGACGAATTCTGGTGCGAGCTCGTCCTCAACGGAATCGGAGGTAAAACGATCGCCGAAGCGCGTGAGTCGCTCTCATTCAAAGAGTCCCAGCTCTGGGCAAAATACCGGGAAAGATATGGAAGCCTGAACCCGATGATGCGGGTTGAGTGGGGGGCTGGGCTGGTGGCCAGCATGATAGCCAACGTCAACAGAGACCCCAAGCATCCACCATTCACTCCCACCGATTTCACACTGCACTTCACCAAAGTCAAAGCTGCAAATGAGCCTATCTCGTTAGAGGAGGCCAGAGCCAGCTGGACCTAACACCGCCAACGGAGAGTTTATGGCTTCCAAATCACTGGGCACGCTGACGATCGACCTGATCGCCAAGGTGGGCGGTTTTATCTCCGGCCTCTCACAGGCTGAGCGAGCTTCACAAAAATGGCGTAAGCAGGTAAAGGAGGATGCCGCTGCTGCTGCAGTTGCCATGACCGGATTTGCAACAGCCGTCGGTGCCGCCGCCGTCGGAGCCGGGGTGGCTGGGTATAACCTGCTCAAAACCACTTCACGCCAGATAACCGAGTCTGACCGCTGGGCAAAATCACTCAACATGTCCACGCAGTCTCTGTTGGCCTGGCAATATGCTGCAGAAAAAGCAGGTGTATCCGGGGATCAGATGGCTGACATCTTTAAAGATGTCGGAGATAAAATCGGCGATGCTGTTCTTAATAAATCTGGTGAGGCAGTCGGCGCCCTGGACTCTCTTGGGTTGTCGGCTAAGAAACTGGCCGGAGAATCTCCCGATAAACAACTGCTGGCTATAAGTGACGCACTGGAGAAAGTTAAGTCCAACGCCGAGAAGACCACCATCCTCGAAAGCCTGGGCAATGACCTGTCGAAGCTGCTGCCGCTTCTGGACAATGGCAGTGAAAAACTGCGTCAGTACATGGATGCTGCGAAAAAATTTGGCGTGGCGCCCGATGACGCAGATATCGAAAAGCTGGTTAAAGTTAACGCCCTGTTTGAGGATATGGAGACGCAGGTCAACGGCGTCAAAATTGAACTTGCGACGGGACTTGCCAGCGTAGATTTGAGTGCACTTCAGAAATCCATTGGAGATATGGGGGATGTATTTAAAGACCCGGCTGTTATTCAGGGGCTGACTGATCTTGTTGGTGGGGTGGTAGACCTGGCCACCTGGCTGGTAAAGGTGGGGGCCGAAGCCGGAAAGCTGATAGACCAGTACAAAGGCGGCAAATCGGTAGGTTTGAATGCCTCAATTCCCGAAATTGAACGTCGCATCAAGAACCTGAATGCCGATCTCGATGATAAAGGTGTGCTGGCGAGTTTCAACAGAATTGGGATGGATGTGTCAGGTAAACAGGCCGAAAGGGCTGAGCTCCAGAAGCGTCTGGCCTTTTTGAAAAACTCCCAGTCCACGCTCCCGGAAATAAAACTACCCGAGCCAGTCAAAACAAATTATAGCCTTGGCGCCGGGGAGACAAACGGTAAGCCGCAAAAAAATACCTCTGGTCAGAAACTGGATTCAGCATTTAAAAGCGCTGAGCGCAGTTACATGCGCCAGATTGAACTGATCGATACCACCGGCAAAAAAACTGCTGTGGTGACCGAGCAGCAAAAACTGCAGTTCGATATAGCTGACGGCAAGCTGCAGGGGCTTAACGAAACGCAGAAAAAGCGACTTGCGTCTCTGGCTCAGGAAGTTGATCGCCTGAATGCCGTCAAAAAAGCTAATGAAGAAAACGCGAAGGTAGCTGCGTTCGTCGCGGGTCTGCAGGCCCAGAACAATAATGCACGTGCGGACTTAAGCGTGGACACGCAGGGGGCTGGTCTCGGCAATAAACAACGCGAGAGGCTGAGAGAGCGACTGAGTATTGAACGCAGCTACCTCGATCAGCAGCGTGACCTGCAAAAGCAGTATCAGTCCGGTGATATAAGCCAGACGGTTTATGACCGGGAAACTCAGGCCCTGAAGGATGCGCAGTCTGAAAGGCTCGAAGTTCAGGAGGATTACTACCAGAAAGTCGATGCGCTACAGGCTGACTGGGTAACCGGCGCCCGGGACGGACTTGCCGACTGGGTGGATGATTCCACGAACTATGCAATGCAGGCGGCCGACGTCATGAAAACGGCACTCTCAGGGATCAGCAGCAACATTGTCGAGATGCTCAACGGCAATAAAGCGAGCTGGAAAGACTGGGGTATCAGCGTTCTGAAAATCATCGAACAGGTGATGGTAAATATGATGATCGCGAACGCGGTCAGCTCCATCGGCTCTTTGTTTGCTGGCGCATCTACTGGAGGTACCACGCCATCCGGCGCTTATAACAATGCAGCCGCAAATCTCGATCTCAACGCCAAAGGCGGCGTTTACTCTTCAGCCGATCTCAGTCAGTACAGTAACTCTGTCGTCAGTTCACCGACGTTGTTTGCGTTTGCAAAAGGTGCCGGCCTGATGGGAGAGGCGGGGCCTGAAGCCATTATGCCTCTTACCCGCGCGTCTGATGGTTCACTCGGTGTCCGCGCCGTGGGAAATGGCGGCGTCACGCCAGGTAGTGGAGGGGCACCACAGGTATATATCACCATTG